CTCTTGGGTGATGACTTACCCGAAGTCACCGAAACATAACTTTTCTTCTCGTCATCCTCGACCAGGGAGGGGCCGTTCATTGCGGAGACATCAACTTCAATGTATGGTGCTCGATAATAGAGCTCAACTTCATAAAGAACCATCAACCGACCATAAGTGGTCGCATTGGCCCCAGTGTCCGTGGCGGCCATCAGCGTGCCATTACCCACGAAAGGGTAATCAAGCTGATAAGCACCTGAGCCAGAGATTGCTGAATTGTAGGAGCCAGCCGCTGGATTAACGGCATTGATGTATTTGAAGGTATCCTTTGTGAGGTAAGGAGTCACGTCCAACACCGCTTCTTCCCAAATCGGTGTTGTGAGTGCTGCTGAAAATTGTAGAAGTGAGTCCGTCGGATAGGGTTGGACCGTCAACGTTGTGCCACCTAACAACCCCGCTGGCTCCCAAGCCATGGTAAGCGAGCCAGCGGTAGAGGTGGGACAATTGGGGACATACTGATACGCGAGGCGTGTTGTGCGAACAAACCGGTGAACTGCACACTGCGTGACCAATGGGTCTTGCATCGCAGGTGCAATGACGTTGAACGTGTTGCCGTTGGCTGGAAAGTCAAGCAACCCAGGACGCCAATGAAATCCGAAGAATGACAAGGCGTTGGTGTTCAGACAAAAGGTATTCGACCGTGTTGTCCCGTCACCGGTTTTGATGTCGCAATAGATTTGCGAACCACGAAATTTGATACCATTCATTCCTCCAAAGGAACAAACGGTAGGCGCGGAGATTATATTTTGTATCATTCCACGGCCAATGGAAAGTGGTGCAGCAACACGCGAAATGGGTCCGCTACGCCGCCGGCGCTGCGCGGCGCGTATCTTGCCCCTCTGGCGCCGGGGCGCGCGGGAGGCGTATATCGGTGGGTTCGACCTGCCAGTTGGTTTCTGGGTCGTACTCTGGATCAATGTGTCGACGGCCGCGGAACCCGCGCGCTGGGACGCTCCCATAAGGGCGGTCCCGAGCATGCGTGCGCCGACGCCGGCGGCGAGCGCTGTAAGCTGCCTCGCCATGGATCTGCCCTGGGAGTTGTTCGATGTCGTCAAGCTCATGATTGTCACGTAGATTTACCGTCTTCGTAGGATATTGGTTGGGTACAAACAAAACAATGGTGACCGGCTAGCCAAGCCTAGCCGTCCATACGTTGACGTGTGAGTGTGGATTACTCACGCGGCCGCCAGGCACGGGATCTTTGCAGACGCTTGGTCGATGCCCCCGCCTTGCGTGCGCGACTATCCATTTGAACCTTCACCTGGCCTTCACCGTACACAACCCCGTCAACCGCGACGGGGAACTTCGCCTTAACCTCAACGTCCTCGGTAACCAGAGGAGGGTGTAACAGGTCCGCAACCGTCTTAGCTTCATCAAGCCATGACTGGAACCGTTCGACATCAACACCGCCGGGTACTTTCTCCAAGACAAGAGCCATCCAATTATCAACATTGTTGTTGGGAAACTGACTGTCATGGGATTGTAGTCCGAACCATGTTGCTGCCTGCCGCAAGTGGTCTTTGAACTTGACCACTCCGTTGAGCGTTTCCTGATCTGCACACATCAGCACCTTGGTTGCTAATGGTCCCAATACGGGCGTATTTTCATCTGTCAGGACGAAGGACATCGCCTTCTCGACGAGTTTCATCGTAGGTGTAATACCAGGATTAAGTTTGACAGTCGTGTGGAATTTGGCTAACTGCCGAGCCACATCACAACAACTATCTTCAGCCCCGTACCAAACATCGGGGGAATAGTAACGCGCAAGGAACATCACACCAAAGTCACCTTTCTTGACTTCTTCTGCAGTGATCTCCTGCCCAATAGCCTTCGCAGCATCCATCAGCGTCTGCGAATCCACATCGGCGACAAGCCCATCGTCGCCACCATAAACACCAAGCGAAATCCACGCTTCCAAATCAGTCAACCCACACTCCCGCAAAGCCATATATGATACAAATGCATTTATTGCGGTGTTCAGCGCCGACGTCTCAGGAGAACCTGACAACCGCGATGAACCAGAGTCATACCACACTCCATCAGTGGTGACCCCTTCCAAGTTGTACTGGGACTTATGCAAGTCCTCCAATTGTGCGTGGTAGCGTTTGTCAAACCAACGACGCAACAACGCCCACTCTAGTCGTCTCGCGATGGGCGAAACATGCCCGTCGAACTTATTGAAGTCCGACTTCGTCACACCCCGAAGCGCGCGTCCGCAAACTGCGGCAACGCGCTCGGCGATTTGCTTCGGTTTGAGGCCGAATGCATACCAATCCTGTGACTTCATACAGTGTGCAAAACCATACATGTATCGCGAGTATTCAAGTTTGTCAGTTTCATTAATCGTAGAAATGGGTCGTGGCGCCTTGACATTGCCATATGATTCTTTCTTCACGAAGGCCTGCACCCTCCTAGGGTGCTGCCCACCCAGCATTGCTGAGTACAACGCGCGCTGTTGATTAGGGCGTTTCTGTTGGTCAAACACTTCCTCGTGTTCTGCAGGGTGACCAGTGTATTTCTGTTCTGTTGGTATCATTCTTCGGATGAAGTCCTCAATGTAGCTCTCAACTTTCTCATTGCCTTTCTCATCTGACTTGACTTCTCGTATCCGATCCTTGACACACTGGTGCTGATTCCCAACGCTCTGGTCTGGAGAGAAGCACCCATGGCTCAATGGTGACATAAATGCCTCCAAAGAGTCCTTGGCCCCCTCATCAAACTTGTCCGTGACAGCCTGATAACTGCGCACCGAGACATTCACAGGGTAAATGGTGGATGCAACTTTGGGTGTTTCCGTGCGGTAGTAATCCACCAGCACTGATGCCTCTTCACGGTTTGTGACGAGAGTCATCACCTGAGGGACTCCCAGGGTTATCTTCCCGTTCTTAGCCATGACGGCAATTGCATTATCTTTTCGTTCCTCAATAGTTGCATTGGCCATAGTATTGACTCGGCCAGTACTCACCATGGTCAATTGCATATTGACTGTTCGTATACGCACGAATTCCCCCGTGACAGGCGTGAGCCTTGTGAGCTCATCCCCCTGCATTTTCCATCGGATCAGCGATGTCGTAAATGCTCCCCAAGACCCAATCGGGAATAACATGACAACATAACGGTTAGCAGCAATTTTCTTTCGCTCAACAAGATAGGCAACGCAGCCCTGACCGCTATACGCGATAAGGTGATCGTGGCCATAATCCCAGAGCTCATGTTTGTACATAGACCCACCGTGGATCCGCAGGTGCACTTCATTTTTCTCAGTAAAATTGTAATTGTAGTCTTGCACTGTTGCTGCTGCCTGCTCGGGCACAAATGTGTAAAGGGCTACTGGGTGAGTATTGTTCGCCAAGAACCCTGGCATGTCGACATAATAGTCAACGTCAATCATCGCAATCAATGCGTCCTGTGGGGGCGCATATTTTCGCGGTGCCAGTGTGAAATCTTTCACCCAATAATAAGTCCGACTGCCTTCACACTCCCGTCGTGTGTCATTGTCACTCGCCTGATAAGCGTAGTAGGTCTTGTTCATACGCTTCGCCAATTCCTGAATGTATCTCACAGCACAAGTTCGGTCAGTGGCCGATTGTCCGTGGTGGTGTTTTGCGTTGACCTTCCCCATGATAGGGTCAATTTCTTGAAATATTTTCCGTTGTTCGTAAGATTCATTTTTCGTGGTGTTAAAGTACCAAATCATCCGGCTCACACGATAACGTAGGTCATCATCATGCAAGCTGCGCAGGGCAGCATACGCGAGTACGAGGGGGACGATGTACCACCACCCCAGCGCTTCATACACGTAGCTAAACACCCAGCTCATTACCAACACCCAAAAGAAAGGGAATGATAGCATCTCAATTTGAGGCATCCTGGCCAAGTACAGGGTAAAAAATCGATAAATCACGCGGAC